TCGAAAGCTACCGCGTCAGGATCGAGGGTCACATGAGATGCCGCCTCGTGTCGATGAACGCGAAAGCCTACACGGTATCGAAACGAGTCGGCCTGCCATATGGCTACGACGCATCCTCGTCGCATGTGCGGCGTTCTGGCCAAAAAGTCTTTGACCATCACTATGTAAAGGATTACAACAGCCTGAGAAGGGCTCTCGTGACCTGAGAAGGAGTTCGAGGGGAAACGGCAGATGAGGTAGTGGGAGATGCCGTTTCCCCTCTTACCGGGGGGAGGATGATACCGTGAAGGATTGGCGGCTGCGTTTGCGGATACCCCGGCTATACGGATTATAGCGCATCCGGGTTCGCTTGCCTGTACATGGAGATAAAATCCTCATAGTCCATGACCACAACCCATCTCTCCCTGTTCTTCCTATGCCATACAACGGGGATCTCGTCATCCGCCGCATCCCCCTTGGATTGCGCCAGGGCATCGTATAGGCGGAAGTTCTCGACGCGCTTGACCTCTATATGGATTCCGGGAAGGCCGGTTACGTCCGGCGAATCGGGTCCGCCGTGGTACTGCACGCCGCGCTTCGTGTCGAAGCCGTTCTCCCTGAGAATCTTCGCGACCTCGCGTTCTCCGACCTTGCCTTTCTCCCTGGACTTCCTGCCCATATTAGAGCCCTTCTTTCTTTTTCAACCTGGCTATCAGCTCGTCTATCTTCGCCTGCATCTCCATCTCGGTAATGGCGGCCTGGCGGTCGAGCCATTCGGACACGATCGCGTTCATGTCCTCCTCGCTGTAATAGTCGTCGTAGTATTCATCGGCGAACCACTTGCGCACGTCCGCTTCCAGCATCTCCCGCGTATCTTTCATTATTCCTCCTAAATCAACGTCATCTGTCCTTCGAGCTGCGCCATGGGATCGTACCCCATAGTCACATCGTTGAGGGTGTTGTCGCAGAAAACCGCCCATCCGGCTGGAGTCTGCACTTCGAATATATGCTGCCACTTGTCCCTCTTGTAGCTTCCGAGGTAGTTCGCCAGCATGTGCTTGTAGAAGCAGGCGTCGCCTCTTCTTAACACGCCGTATGCTGTCGTCACCGAGTTCTTGAACTTCATGTTCACTCCTTGTATTCGATCCTCTTGCAGCTTCCATCCGGGTTCAGGAATAACTCGGACTGGTCCCAAGCTGCACTGTACGGTCTTATGACCAGCACTTTCCTTATATCGCATCCGCTCTTTGGGCCTATACGCTTATTGCCCAGCTTGCATTTCTCGCACTGCTTCTTGAGCTTCTCCGCCCTGCGGATCATCTCCTCCTTTTCCATCTGTCACCATCCATTCAGGTTCGACATATTTCGTTTCCAGCTCCGGTCTCGTCGGCTCAACTTTCCTGCCTCCGGTCCTCTCGGAGAGCATCTGGGCGGCGAGATTCCTCTCGCGCCTGCGTGTCATGTTGCCACCTGCAGGCTGTGTAGCCACGTAGATAACGACCTTCGCCATCGCTATGATCGGTGAATCCGTCTCCTGCACCTGCACCATCTCACGTCTCGGGTACTCGAGCACGTCTTCAAGCGCATCTCCGAGCAGGTTCGCATAGGAATCCCTGCTACCCTCGGCCGGGACGAGGCCGTCTATGCGCGTCACGATGGTCTTGATGAGCTCGATGTCGAGCTCGAACACGGCGTTCCGGATCATCGACGCGACCGTGAAGCCGCGCACATCGTTCGATGTCTCGCACAGCCTCATCACATCACCCATCGTCCTATCCAGGCAGGTCCTCGTCATGAGGCCATCGAGGCTGGTCGTGAACGTCCGGCGCTCCTTCTTAATGATTGCGGTCTTTGTATCGCTCATTGTAGATGCGCCTGCCTTCCTCTCGTCTCCTGCGCATGTTGGCCTCGGTCCTCGGGTTCCTCGCATGGCCTGCGGTCAGATTGTCCTTCGGCAGCTTGAGGTTTCTCCATGTCGGTACCTTGCCCTCTTTCTCGAGAAGCTCGAGTTGGAGCTTCAGGGAATACGGCCTCACCTTCTTGAAACGCTTCGGGCTGAAGGTGTATATGCTCTTCGATCTCTGCTTGCCGCGCACCGAGCCGCTCTTCGCTATCTTCGAGCTGTAATGCGCGAGGATCTTCGAGAACCTGTAGGCTCTCTTGGAATCGGTCTTAGAATCGTATGGTCGTCCGTAGATCTCCTCCCACACCATTCCGAACGTGTAACGCCGCCAATACGGATTCTTTATCTTCCATTTGTCGGTCTCCATGTTCGCCTCGATCCAAGCGCGGATGTTGCAATCGAATTCATAGGTGTACGGATCCGAATAGTTTTCCCATCGCTCCTTGGTGGCGAACAGGGTGACGAGCTTGTCATCTTCGACTTCGGGTTTCCTCAGATCGGGAGGCTCGCCATCGAGATTGAAGGACCAGGTTCCATCGTCATTCGTAGACATATAACCCGCCATCGGTCTTCTTCTCCCTTCTCTGCCAATGCTCCGGCCATGGTTTATTCCATTTAGGCCCGCTTCCGCTTTCGAACGTCGATTCATAGGTCATGTTCCAGTCTATGTTCTCGGACCCATCGGCGTTCAAGTTGTAATACTGGATCTCCTTGATGCCCATGACAGCGTATCTGAGCGCATCCATCGTATGCGAATACTTGTTGTGCATGGGCTTCGGCGACCAGTCATCGGCTTTCTCGAGACGCTTGTATTCATAGTTGTTGAAGCATTCCATAATCCAATCGCATAGATTGGAATTGATCACCATGTTCGGGAGCTGTTCCCTCACCAGCTTGATACCTCGATCGACGCGTTCCTTATCCAAAGTGCGCCATGCTATGTTGGGGAACATCTGCTCGGCTTCTTCCTTCGGCGTCATGGACGACGCGCTCCTCTCGGAGTCCCATGGGAGCACGCCCATCCTTATCATATGGAAGTAATCGCGCTTCGATATATCGGAGATGGCCTCGACCAGGCTCACCCCACGCATCTCATAGCAATCGTATATGAACATCTTCCCGTTGTAATATTGATACACGATCGCGGCTGTGGAGTCTGACTCCTTGCCCTTCGACGCGATATCGAACGCGATGTACACGGGCTTGCTGGGATCGAGGTTATATGGGCAGAACCTCTTCTCCCTTATCATGACCTCGACGCCCCTGTACACGAGGCCCGCGTTCACCGTGGTGAAGTCGCAAAAGTTCTCCTGCATGAACAGGGCGTCGTTTCCATATGCCCTGATGTACCTGGCTTTCAGTACCTCGAGTTCCTCTTCGGAATACAGGTGCTTGAAGCCGCCGTTCCCATCCGGAACCATGGCATCAGCGATCGTGACCTTGTCAACGAACACCCTGCCAAAATCGGTTATATGCTCGCCCGGAAAATCCTCCGGATCATCGCAACCCGTATAGGTTCTCAGGAGTTCGTAGAACACGTTCTTCATGCCACGCGGCGTGCCGTTGAAGTTCACGTTCAGCTTGCCCGTGAGCTTCTTCTTGCGGTCCCAGATGGGCTCGATATATTGGAATGCGTTCCTTGGGTACAGGCTCGTCTCGGAAAAGTAGAAGCTGTCGTATGACGAGCCGATGATCGCCTGATCATTCAGGAAGCCTATGAACTTGATACGCGCGGGCGCCTCCATGGTGTCGATGCGGTTCGTTATATAGACTTCCTTCTGCGTGTCCTTGACATCGATGTACTCCTCGGGATAGTCCTCCCAGTGAGTCCTGCCATCGATGTACTTCTTGAAGATATTGTTGTTGATCCAGACGTTGTCGAGTCCGACGTAGGCGGTCTGGGTACCAGGGTTATCCCATGCTTTCCTGAGGGCGTGCTGGATATCGTCGGTATCCTTACCGAGCTGCCTCGCCCACAGCTTCACATAGTAATCGTATTTACCTGCAGCCCTACGCATCCATGCTGCCTGCTGATAGGGATACGGCTGGTAGAACCTGGGTACCCTGACCACTTCCGTCTGCATGCTACTCAGCTTCCTTCTCGGCCTGCTGACTTAGCTTCTCACGGTAGACATTGGCCACCGGACCCATCCAGAGCATGCATTCGTCGAGCTTCGTCAACGCGAGCGATGTCTCGCGGCTGCTGCCGAACGATCTGATGATAAGATTCGATGCGGTCAGGCAGCCGTCGAGAGCCTCGAGCAGGATATCGATCGACGCCGTTTTGGAGTCATCGACGGAATCCATGCTGGCCTTATCCAGCCTTCCCTGCACGAGCTCCATGATCTCTTCATTGAGCTGCTTAGTCATTCTCTTCCTCCTTGATCGGCTCCATACCGGCTTTCTTCATCAGCTCGAGAACTCGCTGGTGATCCTGCAGCATCTTGTTCCCGTAGGTGTGAACGCATACGAACAGGATCATAGCCTTGAACAGGTCGCGGTCCGTCCAGTCATCGTCGATCTCGGGAACGAGCTTGTCATATGGATCGGAGATCTCCTCGTGCATGAAGAAGTCATCCGGCAGGCTCTCGTATGCCTCGAGGATATCGGTGTACATCTTCTTCACGTCGGCCGCCATGAGACGGTAATCCTTGACGGTATACGGATTCTTCTTGA